CGCCCCTTGTCGCTGGCGGCTTTGTAGAAGGTGAACTGGACGCTGACGGATGCATCAAAACCGTGGACAAAGTCGCTGCCGACACGATGATCTTCGACATCATCACCAGTCTGTGACCGCCCCACCCCAACCAACCCAACAGGAGACAGAGGGATGACCACACCACGCGCATACACCCACGAAGAGCTTCGCGAACAGATGCTCGCGCACATCCGCGTCATGTGCCACTACTGGGCTACGCTTCCCGACAAACCGCCGCAGGAGCGATGCGAGGGCGTTGCGTTCTCGATCCTGACCATGCTTGACGGCATGTCTGGCGGCGTCCGTTTCGGTTGCACACTGGTGGCTGGCGCTCACCCCGAGGACAAGCAATACCACATCGCCGAGGGCGAGAACTGGGTGGAGCCTGGTACAGAAATCAACAGCGACCGCATGCTGCACGAACTGTTCTACCGCGCAGCCGCTGCAATGGCTGGCTAACCCTCCCCTCTCCCTACCGGGGCCAGCTTTCGATCAACGCGGTGCGCTTCGACTTCTCGCAGCCGTACGCGCCGATCCAGGCCATCGTCCAGTGCACCAGATCCTTTGCCGTCGCGCCCTCGGGCATGTCGTCCGGCTTAAGGCAGCCCGTCACCAGCGCCACAGGAGGCGGGTCGATCTTCGTTGGCGCATCTGGCCGCATCGTTGAGCACGCGGACAGCAGCAGCAGGCACAGGGCAGCGAGCAAGGTCTTTGGCAGCATGGTCGATCTCCTTCGTGGTTCGGGTGATGTAGCGGTCGCGGTAGACGGTCTGCACCGCCTGCTTTTCCTCGGCGGCGCGCGAGCGGCCACGGTTCGATTCGCGGCGTAGCTCGGCAGCGGCTTGATACTCGGCCTGGGCGCGGGTGTAGCCGGCCTTGTCGATCGCGTGGTGGATCTTCCAGGCGCCGGCGACCAGGGCCAGCACGAGCACGCCGAGCGCGATTAGCTTTGCGGTGAGAGACATACGAATATCCTCCGCGTGCACTCATCCGCTGAGTGCCCCTGCATGCCGCAGTAGGTGCACCACTTCATGGCGAACCCGTCAGGAACATTTCGCGTTCCTCGGTGCGGCGGCGGCGCAGGCCACGCTCCACATTGCTCCCCGGGCTGACCCAGCGCAGGAACTGGTCCGCGCAGCCGGCGTAATCGCCAGCGTTCAGCAGGCGCAGCAAGGTCGATGGCCGTCCGTCCTTCAGGCGGATGATCCCGTCCTTCTTGGATGAGCCTTGACCCACGTTGAACACGATGCTGACCATCGCATCGAACTGGCCTTGCGTGAGCGGCACGGTCACAGCGTCGCTCACCATGTCTTCACGCTCGGCAATGTCGGCCTGCAGGCGGTCGTCGGCCTGCTGCTGCGTCCAGACCGTGCCCTCGTGGATGTCCGGGCCAGTGGCGCCCCACCCTACGGTCCATGGCGCACCGCCCGTCTTGGGGTCGGGGTAGGCGACGAGCTTGCAAGACTCGTAGCGCCTGATCAGTTCGATGCCAGCCTTTGAAGTGATCATTTCGTCAGGCTCTCTTGCTTCACCGGGCGAAGCAGCACGATCAGGACCAGGCAGGCCAGCCGAACGCCGCTCTTGTAGCCGTCATCCATCCATGGCACGAGGTCCGTGTTGTCGGCCAGGATCTGTAGCAACTCAGGCACAGCGAGCCCGAGCGCTCCGAAGATCATCGTGGTGGACTTCCACAGCTTGCGCCAGTTTTCAACCAATTCGAGTCTGGTCATGGGAACCTCCGTGTCGTGGTGGTTGTCGATGGGACGGCCGGGACTTGAACGGGTTGCGCCTTGATCGCACGAATCTCGCCCTCAAGGTTTTCCAGCCGAAAGCGCAGGAGGGCTTGCTCACCGGCCAGCGTCGTGACTTGCTGGTTCCCGGCCTTCACCGTGATCTGGAGCTCGTTCACGTCCTTGGCGGTTTGCCCTGCCGTGAACCAGGTGCCGATGATGAAAAATGCCGCGGTCCCGCCCACGCAGATCACGCCCCAAAGGGGGATGCGCAGGTCGATGAAGCGGGACACGCTGGCGTCTCCGGGTTGGGTGTCTTGGCTCATCAGGTGTATTCCTCGATGATCACGATGCCGGCCCCACCAACGCCCCCGTTTGTGTTGCCAGTGGAAATGTTGTTGGCGCTACCGCCGCCGCCTGCTCCCGGCGCCAAACCGCTGCCACCGAGCCCGGCCGCGGTATTTGCACCACCGCCTCCGCCCAACGGAGACGGCGCCCCTTGCCCAGAGATCGGAGAGAAGCTGGCGAAGATCAGCCCGCAAGGGCCTGGCTGTCCTCGGTTTGCAATGATCAGCGTGCCCGTGGTTGTAGGCGTCGCCCCAGGATCGCCTTGGCCTGCAATCGCGTTGTCTGTGGTGGTGGCGGTCGCAGTCCCGCCCCCGCCGCCACCAGGCGCGACAAGGAGAGTTCCACCGAACGTGGTTGTCCCGCCAGGGCCTCCAGCAGCGCCAAGAGGCGACACGCCGCCTGCACCAATGACAATGGCCGCACCAGAGAATCCAGATGTGAACCGAGCAACCCCCATCGAGCCAGATGCGCCGCCCGATGCCGTTGACCAACTGGCCCCGCTGGTAGCAAAAGCACCGCCGCCAGCGCCACCGCCACCTACCGCAGTGACCTTGATCGAATTCGTTCCAGCCGTTGGGGTGTAGGTCGTGTTTGCCGTGAATCTGCGCACGTTCAGAAGCAAACCTCCGACGCTGGAGTTTTGCGTCGAGATGAGCCCGTAGGAGACTTGCGACAAGCCCGAATCAAGCACGCCGGAATCATTCTGGACCGTCACTGTCGTGTTCGGCGCAGCGTACGCACTTGCGGTGATCGTGGAATACACGGCGCCACCAGTGTTCTGAGTCTTGAGGCGGCGCCCGATCTGGAAGATTTGCGTTTGGTCGCCGGGCACCGTGAATGACGTTGCGCTGACGTACGTAGGCGTGGCTTGGTAGACCACCCATTGATCGATCGCTACGGTCGTATCGTTGATGCCAGAGATGTTGTCGATGGTGCGCAGGGTGACGTTCGCCGCGTTCTTGATCACGTACTTGTATGCAGCCCCGCCAGTGAGCCAAACCGCTCCTTGGGTGTTGACGCCGAGCGTATTGAGGACAATGGGCCAGGAATTCGGAACAGCTCCGGCTTGGTCGCTGGTGGTAGCTGCGGGCGTGGACGAGCCAGCTAGGTAGACTTCGACGAAGCCGCCAGATAGCGGATCGCCGTTGGCGTCCATCTGCTGTTCGTTGATCAGGGGGGCGAGGAATTGCGCCATGCAGGCTCCTAAAACAAAAAAGCCGCTCGAAAGCGGCTTTGGTGGAAAATGCTGAGATGGACTACAGCGTTTGGCTCTGGATCAAAATCGTTGGCTTTGCCGTTATCTGCTTCGCAATCGCCTTCTGGAAAGCTCTCAACGGGCGATGAGTGCTGGCGCCGAGCGGTAGCCGATGGTGCGCGCCCCTTGGCTCAGGGCGTTCCTCAGCGCATTTGTTTGTGGCTCGGACAAAAGCCTTGCTGCTTCCTGCGGGTCGAGCAAAGCATTGCCAAGACGCTCTTGGATTTGCTTGTTCGCGGCCCCATAGGGGAGTTGCAACACGCGTCCCATGGTCGAAGTGGCGGCGGTTGATCCGCCCAGCGTCCCGCCAAGCGCCCCCTGAAGGAGTTGGTTCTGAGCCAGGTTTTGCACGGTGTTTGACCCGACCGCCCTGCCTACGTTGTTGGCGATCTGCCCCGCATTCAAGTCGGCCTGAATGTTGCGGAGCACCTGAAGTTGCGTAGGGCTGAGTTCCTTTACCAAGTCGCTGCCCTTGTTCTTCAGCACGTTATTCAACTTTGCTGCCGAAATGATCGCGCCCCCCTGGGAGTCCACCGAGCCCGTTTGGATGCTCTTAAGAATTTCCTCAAGCCGCTCCATCTGGTTGATTGGAATGCTTTCCTTGGCGTAGCGGTCGAGGTAGCCTTTCCAGTTCGGCGTGCCCTTCGTGGTGGGGCCGATGGCGTTTGCAGGCATAGAGCGAGAGGCTTGATCTATGGCGTCATCAATGAAGCCTTTGACACCGGACAGCTGAGACGCCGCGTACTTCAGATTCCCAGCCTCCCCTTGCAATTTTCCGCCTAGCACATCATTGATGTCCTTGCGGATTGCATAGAGCGCCCGCGCATCGATCGTTCCGTCTTTGGTAAAGCCAGCGATGCGCGACTTGAATTGATTGAGTGCTTGTTGCGACAACTGCCCCGCGTTGTTCGGGTCACCAATGAGATTGTCGATCTGACGCAGGATTCCATCCGCTGGGACCTTGCCTGCTGCATTAAGCGCTTCTTCGCGCATCGGCCCTGTCAATGCATTCCTGGCCTGCTTCGCGAGATCGATCTTGCCAGTGTTGCCGGCAATGCCCTCAATGGCAGACGTGCGAGCCTGGTTCTGCGCCGTCTGCCGCGCCGCCAAGGCGGATGCGTATTCAGGACTTGCGTTCTGCATCGTCCGACTGAGCGCCGCCAGCCCCTCGTCGCCGGCAGCCATCGCGGTTGTGGGCATCGAGCCTGAAACCATTGGGGCAGCGCTGCGAAGCTGTGCCAATGCATTGGCCGGGTTCGCCGCTGTGTTTCGGAGCACATCCCCTGCGATGCGGTTTTGACCGGCAGCATAGAAAGGCCGAACGGCAGAACCCAAGGCATTGCCCGCGATAGTCGCAACTTTCCCGACCACAGGCATGGCCGCGCCTATTCCAGCGCCTAGGCCCGTCGAATTGGGGTCGATCAGTCCAGCGGTTGCGCCGCCAGTGATGGCGCCCCCCACACTGCGGATGCCAAGATCCGCGGCCCCACTCAAGAACCCCGGAGCCACCTTTTGTGAAGCCGTCATGCCACTGCTGGCAAGCGCGTTCCCGAGCCGTCCGAACCCAGCTGCGCGTGCACCAGCACCCAACGCAGGACCAACCGGCAGCGTTGCGAGTACGTTCCCGCCAACGCGGCCTGCACTCGCGAGCGAACTATCGCCGTACTGGTCCTGGAATTCCTGTTTGCCCTGCTGGTTCATGGCGCGGACTCGCTCGCCCTCAGAGCCGCCAGTCAGCTTGTCAACGCCGGATGCCAGCAACTGCGCGCCAGTATCGATGGGGTCTTTCACGCCACGCGCGATGCCCATAACGATAGCATCGGAGGCATTGGGCGTGTTGTTGCCCGCCTCGCGCCGAGCCTTGGGGTAGACGCCGAATGCTGCTTTTGGCTCGTCAGGCCCCGCGCTCTTCTGAGCGAACGGGTCGAAATCCACAGCGACCAGCTGGGGTCCGGTAGCAGCCTTGGTTGGCGTCATCTTCGCAGCGGTCGAAACCTTGGCGACGTAGCTAGGATCTTCCGCGTAGCCGCCGCTCTTCAGGGCCTTGGCGAAATCTTCGGGCGTCTTGGCATTGACGGCGTTCGGGTACTTCCGCTGGATCAGGCTGACGTAGTCGTCAACGAACTGATCCGGCGACTCGTAGGCGCGGTACTTGTCGCGACTGCCGGTCATGTTGTCCGTCGCTGCCGTTCCGCTGCCCGAGAAGTCTTTGATGTTGCCCAGGTTGTTGGTGCCGGGGATAACGCTCTTGCCCCATCCGGTTTCCAGGCCCCATTGTCCTAGAACGACCTTCGGATCAACACCGAGGGCCTTGGCCGCTTTCTCCGCAGAAGCGCCGTAGCGCGCAGCGAAGTCATCCGGCGTAGTGGACTTCTTGAAGGGGTTGAATTCAACCGCGACGAGTTCGGCCATTATTCTTTCACCTCGAACCATTTGCCGTTTTGTTGGACATAGTACTTGCCATCAGGAGCGCGCTCGGCTCGCATTTCCTGGCCGCCGATGTTGAGTGTCTTGCTGGATGGGCTCCCTTTCTTCAATGGAACACCGGGCTTCGTGGCAGCAGGCTCACCGCGGACCTGGGCGACTCGAGTCTCGGAGTCCGGCACTTCTGCCAAGATACCGCGCATTGCAACTTCGCGATTGCGCTTCTTCTGCGCGATCACTGCATCGCTGTCTCCGGTCTGCGGGAAGTATTGCTTGTCCCCACTGTTGAATTCGGATTCGCCGATGACGGCGCCCGATTCACGCCGCAGCACTGCATTCAGGAAATCCCGCTTCGCTTGGTCGAGCCGCTGGCGATCTGCGGGTTGAAGTGCATTGATCGCTGCGCCCACTCCGAAGCCAGCGCGAGAGCCGGGAATCGAGGTGGTAACGCCGCTGGCCGCCAACTCGTCAAAGATCGTGTTCGCTTCCTGCATGCGAGTGCCGAACAACAGCGCTTTGGATTGGCCGTCAGTCAGAGGCTTGCCACCGCCTGCCTTGGAGGTTGGATCAGCAGGGCCGCCAGGGATGAATTCCAGCGACTGCCCATCTGCCGCAAGCCTATACCCAGCAGGAACCCTGCCAGCAGCATTCCCTTGTGCGCGAATGGCGTTCTGCTCCCTCATCCGCGCGTCGGTCATTGCGGCATTCGCTGCGGACTGCTGCGTGCTCGCTACGCTGTCTGGCGATTGGGTGCGAGCTTGCACGTTCGCGATCTCGACCTGACCAGTGATGGGGTTCGTCCGCTGGGTCTGAACCGTCCCGCCCATGTTCTCTGTCGTGAACTTGCCAAGCACCTTCTCTGCGTCGGCGCCCCAGCCTTGGGCGATCTGGCGGAGTTGGTTGGGGTCGTTCCGGGCTGCATAGATCCGCGCCTTCGCGCCGTCCACCATCTGGGGAGGCAGGCCGTACAGCTGCGCCGTTTCGGAAAGGGTGCGGATTGCGTTCTCTTCCGTAGGGTTGGCAAGGATCATCGTCGCCCCTTGCTTCATCCCCTCTGCCGCAGCTTTGCCGCGCTCTGCCTGAGCCTTTTGCTGTTCGGTCTGGAACTTCGCAACCTCCATCGACTGCTTGCCGAGGCCGGCTTTCTGGAGTGCCGTGATCTGATCGACACCTTGCACGCCAGAGCGGAGTACTTGCCGGTAGGCGTCATCATCGGCAATGCCGCGCTGTGCCTGCTGGAGTTGCAGTGCCCCCAGTTGGGATTGCTGCAACTTCGCTTGCATCTCTGTTGGGTCTTGCAGAGGCGTGACGCCGCGGCCAGCCTGAAGAATGATGTTGGGGTCAAGTTGTGCCATGGTTAGCCCTGGTAGCGGCTTATCGCGTTGTCAAGCGCAGCCTGGTTTGATGGGTTGCTTTGCCCATTGAACCCATAGTCATAACGAGACTGCCCGGCGCCGTCGAGACGGTTGCCAGAAAGCATGTTGTTCCAGTTGTACGAGTTCGCCGCCTGGTTGATGCCGGATTGCAAGGCGTTTCCTCCTGCGACGGCCGAGGCTGCATTCACATTGCCGCTGGCGAGCATGTTCCCGGAGATCTGATTTGCGGCTTGCTGATTACCAGCCCCCACCTGAGCGGCCGAGTTCTGGCCGAGCGTGGACGCACCCGTAAGGAAGCTGTAGATGCGGCTGCGGTTGTTGTCGTAGGCGCTCTGGTTCGTGTTCCAGGTGCTTTGCGCGCGGTTGAAGCCTTCGTTGAACTTCGTGCCGGCGTAGTCCTGGTTGAAGCGATTCAGTTCCTTCATGGCCGCACCGGAGAGGAAATTCCCCCGCGATGCCTGACCGCGCTCGATGCCTTGCGTTCCTTGGTTCAGGCCGAATTGATAGCCGGGATCGGTTGCAAGGTCCTTGCCGGTGAAGCTGAACTCTTCGCCGTTGCGGTAAGCACGAAGAAGTGAACCGTAGGCGGGGTCGCTTTCGGCCGCCCTGCTCTGTGCGTCCTGCTCTTCGTAGTACTTCGCAATGGCCGAGTTCAGGCCCTCTTCATCGATGGTCGAGCCTGGTCCTTGCGCCGTTTGCATCTGCGCACCACTGGCAGCACTGTCAGGGCTCGTCCAAAGAGGCGAGAGGTCCGTGTTCGCATTCTGCGTATTCTGGCGCTGGAAGTAGTCGTGTGCGCCACCAGCTCCAAGGGCGGCAACCGCTTCGGCGCCAGTTCGGTAGGTCGGTGCTGCAGGAGCGCCGCTTGCTCCACCTCCACCCGATGATTGACGGGTATACCGACCCAGAAGCTGTTGACGCACCTGATCCGGTGTGAGGCCGGTCGATAGGCCCATCGACGTGCGACCGCTGCTGCCGACGCCGCCAATCCCAAGGTACTGGTTCAAGCGCGATTGCGCTGCGCCGCCAGCTTGCACCCATGGCTGAAGGTCCGCGCGCTGCTGCGCCGCCGCCATCATCTGAGCCTGGGTGGCTTGCTCCGACGCCGCGGACTGGGCGCCTGCCGCAGACTTTGCGCCGTTCGCCGAGATTGCAGCGCCGGCCACGCCTGCGACTGCTCCGATTGCTGCAACCATGTTAGTCCTCCAATACCTTGATGTAGAGCCGTTCCGTTTCGGTCCAGCCCATGTGCTCGAATAGCGGCCCAGCATCGAGAGAGAGCTTTGTCCCCGTGAACATCTTCTGGACGCCCTTCTCTTTCAGCGTTCGCTCCACGAATTGAAAAAGCCGCAACGGTGTGCGACCTGTTCTGTGTTTCGGAGCGATGTAGTAGATGTCCGTGAAGGCAGACAAACTTCGCCTGTAGTGAAGGTGCGGACGGACCACGCTGAAGTGGTAGCCGATCACCTCGCCTTCTTTGCGCGCTACGACGATATGCAACATGCCTGCATTGGCGAATGCTGCATAGGTGTCGAAATCGGGGTCGAGTTGGATCTGGTCGCGGTTCACTGCCACCTCGGCCCAGTGCAGTGGCCATAGGTGCGCCATTTCGTCTTTCACGACAAACCAATCTTCAACCGCAAACGCTACAGAGGCGTTCTTTTTCTGAGCCTCCATCGCCAATTGAAACAGTCCTGGGATACCGGCGCCAGCAAGTGCAACCATAGTCAAACCTTGATGTCCACCACGAGATGGATGCGATCAACCGGGCTGTTATTCACAACCTCGTGCTCTGGCCGGCCTTCTTGATTCGGCCCCTTGCCGTTATCGAACCACCAGGCTTCACCAGGCGCCATCCATACGCCTTCGTCACCAGCAGTGAATTCCACGCCATTGGCGCTTTGCAAACAGATGTGATGACGCTGCCAGTAGTTCGCATGCGCTAGCGTGTCGGCGTGCTTGAAGATGTGCCCACCAGGTTTCACCCGGTTGATGATGACTCGACCCAATCGAACGCCGCCGACGAACCCGAACAGGTTCATGACGAGTTGGCGGACTTCGGGCAACTTGCCGTAAACATCCTGATCCACGCATTCATGCTGGTCATAGCCAGGTGTGGCAAGGAGTGCATCGGCCTCTTCCTGCGTGGCGCACACAGCCCGCGGAGGGAAGCGACAGATGATGCTATCCACCTCGCCGAACGGGCCTTGCGGAAACGTCCGAAGATAGGTGTCGGCGGTCCAGAACTCGGGGTTGTGTTTCAGCTTCATCAGCGCGGGTAGAACGTTGATGTTCTGGGCGATCTTCAGGAAGTATTTCATGTCTAGACGGCGGCTCCAGTTGCGTCACACCAAACTACGGTGGGCTTGACCTGTTGAATCCAGATCGGTTTATTGAGGGTGGTATCGAAGTAAAAGCGACCGATCCACAACACAGAGGTAGGGCGGTCTGCCGTCACACCGCTTTGCTGTGCAGTGCGGGCGTTGTTGTGAGTGCGCTGGACCCACTGGCCCCATGCAGCGGTGATCCGCCCGTCTTCTCCGACTACGGGCTGATCGGTGGGATAGTCGTAGGAGTTGCTCATTTCCCGACCCTCCCCCATGCCGCGACGAAGACGGTCTTGACTGGATCGGTGACACGGAACTTGAAGACCCAATCACGCGCCCGGCCAAGGTTTCGATAGACGGCCCTGCGCCTGTACTCACCTTGCTTGCCGAGCGGAACCCAGATTTCATTGCCCCACGTGTGGCCGCCATCCTTGGAGATTTGGAGCATCAGCTTCGGGTCAGAGCCTTGGCCGACGAGATCCGCAGCCCCGGCCTCCATCTCCATCCACAGTTCATCGAAGACGCTCCATTGGCCAATGGACTGATGGCGCGTGATCAGTTCGCGGGCGATGGGTGCACCGTCATCGGTGAACGTCCCATCACGGAAGTAATAGAGCTTGCCGTTCTCGTAGTCGCTCACATAGGAGCGGTCGAGGTAGTTCTGTTGGATCTCGGCGCGATGCCTGCCGGTGCCTGACTGGACCTTGCTCCAGGCCTTGGTGAGCCCGTCATACAGCCACGACTCATCGGCCGAAGGAAAGTTGATCTGATAGAGCGAATGCCCGCTCACCATGTAACTGAAGCCAGTTGCGTTCTCGACGGCTGAATACTTCGAGAAAACGTAATCCATCTCAGGGTTGGAGACGGGCACGGCGTTGTATCCAGACAGCGTGCAAACCTGCACTGCACCGAGACGATTGCGGCGCAGGAAGATCAGCGAGTCCATGAACTTTGCCAGGGTCCACCTTGACGCAAGACCCCACTCGATAGCCGCAGCTCCAACCCGTGCAAAAGGGAAATCCAGAGCCCCTGAGTCGCCCCAGAACTCCGTAGTCTCCGGGCCGAACAGGATGATTTGCCCGTTGTCCGCCATCACCCGAACCAGGTCATCGGGATTCGACTCGGCCGTAGCAAAGTCCAGCGCCGCCCAGGTCAGCCCGTCATAGATCGCCGAGCAATAGAACCGGCCGGAATCAGGCTGTGTGACGACGAAGTAGCCATTTAGGAACGTGACTGTCGTTGCGCCAGGCCAGTTCGGAGAAGTGATCTGCGCGAACGCCAACGTCGAGGTGTTGTAGATGTATCCGTTGACGCCATCAACGATGATGATCTGCGTTCCGTTGTCGGAGATGTCAACGCGGCCTGAAGAAGTCAGCAGCGTGCCAATATTGGTCATCGTGCCATCGTTCGCAACACGCCACAGGGTGAAGCGATTCACCACGTACAAGAAGTCTCCCTTCTTGTAGACGCCCCTAGACGGGTACGACCCGAAGTTGATGAAGGTCAGCAGACCCGGTGTTGGATAGAGCGTCAACCGCCCCTTCTCCGGGTCTTGCTGCATTTCGACGTACAGGTTCGTCCGCTTCTGCGCATCAACATTGACTGACTTGCCGACATTTCCGATACCGAACAGCGGAACCGGGCCTAGTTCGGTCGCCATGGACTAGACCCTTTCAGGCATGAAAAAACCCGCCGTAGCGGGTTGGGTGGGGAGGGTGGTCATGGTCACGTGGGCACGCCCATCACGTCATACGTCACCGCAATTCGGAGCACACCCGCCGTGAAATTGGCCGTCTTCGCTGTGACGATAAGCCCCGTGCCTACGTTGGTGTACCGGGGGCCGTTATCCACCTCGGCCTGGAGCATGTCGCGCGAGTCGAAGGTGCTATCCACGGCGGTAAGGGAGAGGTCGGCATAGCGCGTGAGACCGCCAGTCACGCCAACCTGAAACCCTGATGCGCCTGTGATCGCCGTTTTCACCCGGCCAGAAACCCCGCGAATCAAGGAGCCCGCAGGGATAAAGTTCGCGCTGGTCACACTCGCGCCGGTCAAAGTAATGTCGCGGATGATGGTCCGAGTCACTACCCCAGCGTTCGCCACCCTGGACTGCACGAATGTGGCGTTCGTTGTGGGCTGGCTGGCGCTCGATGTGTCTGTGTTGATGAACCGGTATTGAGATGTCTCCCCGGCGAAAGAACTCGTGGCGCTGATGCCTATGCAGTTGGTAAATGTGATGGGGGCAGCCGTGTTGGAAAGGAACTCCAAGCCGTAGCCAGTGAAATTCCCGCCATCGACGCGCACCTCATCAGTGAGGCCGGGGACGACGCAATACAGGGAACGCGGGTTGCTGCCTGAGCCCGTCCGCATGTTCGCTCGGATTCGAACATCAGACACGGTGGCGAAGTGCGCGCCGGAGGCAATCGTGTTGATATAGAAGTCACCCCCAACAGTCGGCCCGGCGATGGTCTGCGCGCTGCGGTCGCAGTTGACCGTCACATCAATCGACTTCAGGAATATCGTCGGCTCCCAGTCGAACGGGTACACCCCTGGCAGCGCCGCATTGACCGCCGAATACAGCGCGAACGGCGACATCGTTGTCGCAATCGTGTCCGTGCCCGTAAGGCTCGATTCGATCTTGATGTTTTTGTAAACCGTACCGGGATCAACGCGGCTCAAGGAGATCGCGCAGAGGTACGAATTGGCAATGAAAAGCGTACTCCCGAGGTCGCGCACCTTGATGTCCACATCGGAACATCCGCGCGAGGTGCTGCCCGCACTGTCTCGTGCATCAGAAAGCAGAACCTGAATCGGCGCAATGTACTGATCTTTGCAAAGCACTACCCCCCTCAGCCCCTTAATGCCCGCGAGGTAGGCCGCGCGATGGCTCGACTCAGCCACGATGTCCAGAACCACATTTTCTGCCAAGTAGTGCGCCACCGGGTAGCCGCACTCAAAGGTGCGCAACTTCGTGTAAACGTTCTTGTTGTTGCCGAGACTCGCAGTTGCATAGTCCCCCGAACGAACGCCATAGCGGAGGTATTTCAACTCTGCATCAACGGTGATATTCGAGCAGCCATTTTTCAGATTGATGAAGGTTGCCCCTCGGTAGCCGATGCCAGTCGTCGCATTGCTTTTGTCCGCGATTGGCACACCCTCGTAGTTCACCCCCAAGCACGAGAAATCAGTGCAGGCGTCCAGCATGAACACCGCCGAGACGCTATCGACAGCATAGGCCCGGCTGTCGTACAGGACCGCGCCATCTCCCTTGATCGTGATCCCCGTTTGCGCCGTGAATGTATGGAGGGCCGTGCTCTCCGCCCAATTGACATTGTAGCGGTACGTCAGGAAATCAAAGGCTTTTTCACCACTGCTGAGCATGGCCTGAATCGCCGCAGTGTGGTCCAGCGTCGGAGCGCCGGACAGCACATCGGTACGCAGGGCGTTCGTCATGAAATCCAGCGGAGTAACGGACTCTCGGCCCTTGCGCTGCAGCGTGTCAAGCACCGCCCCCGTGCCGGCCTGAAGAAAGCCGACGCCATTCGCCCCACCCGCCGCAGCAAGGTCTACGGTCTTGACCTTGGCATCGAGGGCGGCCTGAAGATTGTCACCGTCTGCGGTGCCAACAAGTTCGGCGCCATCATCAGCCGCAAGATCTACTTTCTTGACAACGCCATTCAATAGTTGGTCGCTGAGAAAAGTCTTGATTTGGTTGATGTCGATTTTCCAATTGCTGAAGTCCTGTGCGATTGGAAGATATTCATTCCCGGTGATGTTCTCAAGCCGGGCGAAATCGGTGATCTTCTTATTGGTCATTGCTGCTCGATGAAATCGCCTGTTTGACCGGTGAACAGATCGCCTGCTTCATCGCCCACGCCGGCCCCTGCGCTGCGACCGTATCGGCTCGAAACCATCGACACTTCAAGGGCGCGAGTGACGGGCTGAGAATTGGCGCGCTTGATGCGGGCGATGGCATTGGCGGCAGACTGGATGACGAGTGGCGAGATGTCGGTGTTGTTGGCCTGGGCCAGCTCGACGGCTGCGTTATCCACAAGCAGCTTCTTGTAGCCGGTGGGCAGTGAAACGGGCGTGGTGAGGGATGCGAACTGCTGCAAGGCGGACGTGAACCGAAGACGCACTTCAGCTGCACCGATGGGCCAGAAGTGCAGCGTTGCCAGCGGGGCGGTTTTCTCCAGCCACACACAGGAAGGCCAGATGCCACCGAGGCTCTTCAGTCGGATCGCGTCGTACTGCTGCCCGTTGCCAAGGATCTCGATTGGGTAGCTGATGGAGTTGACCTGGGCATATGCCGAAACGATCTTGTTCGGACGCGCAGTGTCGAAATCGCCACCAGGGCCAATCGTGTAGGACTCGGCGCCCGTGGTGTTGAAGGTTTGGAGTTCTTCAACGAAGATGAACAACCGATCCAGCGACCACGAGTCAAGCATCAGGTTCACGGTGTCGAGCGAATCCTGCGCGTCCTCTGGAGCCAGGATGTCGCCCGTACCGAGCACGCGCGCTTTCTTCAGCGCGAGCTTGATGAGGTCAAGGACGGTATCGGTCGCCATTACGCAGCCTTGGGCTTGGGACCGGGTTTGCGGCGCACCACTGCTTCAGCAATGGCTTCGACATCGACAGGCTTCAATACCATGTCTGCGCGCTGGTAGGTCGGCGCTTTGACAGGATCGAAGCTCTCGGGGACTTTGTCGGTCCAGTCTTTGCCGAGCATGCTGTCTTCCTCGGGGGAGAGGACGACGACGCTTGCTCCCTTGGGGCCGAAGCGCCAGGCGGGGTACGATTCAAACGTGCTCATGGGTTTCCTTCGCGCCGAGCCACTCGGCCTTGACAGGTTCTTCCTCGACGAACATCACATCGTCTTCACGGATGAGGATTCCTTCGGCGCAGGGCTTGCCGCAGGAGTCAGAGAAATGGACCACCTCGCCTACCTTCACCTCGTAGACCTCGGGGCCGAGTTCGAGAACACGCCCTTTGGTCGCGAGAAGGCCGTTACCCCACCGGGACAGTTGTTCAGGCGTCCAGATGACATCGGAGCGCGCCTCCACGATGGGAGACACGAGGATTCGGTTGGCGAAGGGCTTGATCACGACATGTTCCCAATGGCGGGGCCATCACGACGAATCACACCAAAGGTGTAGGTCTCGGAAGCGGTCGGAACGATGGGCGCGGCGGTTGCGTTGATGAAGACGACCGTGATCTGGTTCGCCGCGGAGATCCGCGATTGACCCAGAGCAAGGCCGGCTTGCTCGGTGGGCTTGGTGACATCGATAACGAAGTCTTGGCCCAAAACCACGCCGGGAACTACGAAAGTCCGCGCTTCGGTGGTGTTGGCAGCGACCGAAGCCGGGGAGGCAACGACGCTGATCAGATTGAGTTTGTTGGCGTTGCCATAAGGCAGTGCAGAAGGCATGTGTTTTCCTTTGGGGAATGAAAAAGGGCTCCCGAAGGAGCCCTTAGTCAAAGGTTGCTGATGCTTACTCGGTGACCCGGCAAGAGAGCGACGGGAAGAGCGGAGCGAAGCCGTAGAGCACGTCCGTACGGCAAGGGAGATCGTCCGTGCCGATCCGGTACTGGCGGACAGTGCGGATGGAAACGCCCTTGTAGTTGGTGCGGGCCTTGAAGTCCACGCCGTCAGGCATGATCAAGTCAGCCGTTGCCATCATGAACGAGTCCTTGTGGAACACGAAGTTCTGGCGGTAGCCGGTGCTCGCGGTGCCAACGATGGTCAGCGGCGTGGTGGCCGGGATGTTGTTGGTCACGCTGGTGACGTTCTGGAACGGACCCGAGAAGATCGGGCGGGGCAGGATCGACAGGGTAGCCGCGCCAGCGCCGTCCGAACTCACGTCAGCCGTCACGACGAACTGTTGCAGTGCGCCGGTCGATTGACGGTTCTGCGGGTTGACCGCGAACACCGTTGCGAGCGTGAACACGTCGCCAGCCTTCAGACGAGCCGCGGCAGCCGCCGTCCAGCCGCCAGTGATCAGCGAGAACGGTGCCATCGAGTTCGCGCCGGCCGAGCCAGTCACGCCCGAGTAGGTCGCCGAGGCGCTCTGAGCACCCGTGGTGGTCGGCGAGCCGCCCAGCGGGCCAACGGTGTGCGTCGGCACGTTCTGGTCCATCGAGAACTTGAAGCCGTAGGCGCGGCCCATGTTGCCCGAGCGGTACTGGTCGGCGATAGCGTCGGCTTGTTGGAACAGGCCCTTGTTCGCGTCCACCAGAACTGCTTCTGCGTTCGGCGAGAGGATCGCCGAGATTTGGCCGTCCATCGGAACCGCCTGGTCCTTCAGCTTCACGCCAGCCTGGAGGTAGGTCAGGCCGCTGTTTGGCGTGGTGCCGGGCGTGCCAACCTGGTTCCAGGTGTAGTTCTTCATCAGGGTCAGGAGGTCGGCATCCACCTTGTTGGCAATCGCGGCCATCTGCGGCTGAATGAAGCGCTCCGAGAAGTCGTCCACCGAGAGCGTCAGGTCTTGCGACGTGAACGCGATGTCAACGCCGAACTGAGTCGTCAGCGTCAGCGGGCGGAAGGTTTCCACTGCGTCTTCTACGGCCAGCGTTGCGCCGGTGCGACCCACGTACTGCGGCGGGATGCGGACGTTCGCAGTGGCGCCGATCTTGGCCCCGCTGATTGCGAAACGGTCCTCGTACTGGCGGTTGATGGCTTTGGTAGCCGTCAGGTTGTTCTCCAGAACGCGAGCTTGTTCGTTGGTGATCGCGATAGGAGTAAGGGTGTTGTTAGCCATTGCTGGTTACCTCGTTGCTTTCAGCTGCTTCTCACGAGCCTTGATCCACGCTTCGGTGGAGAGGTCGTCGCGCAGCCCAGGGGTGCTTGATGTGCGTCCGCCGATGGGTTCCATCGTCTCGCGCGGCTCTTTTTTTGCCGAGAGCTTGTCTTCCAGCTTGCCCAATTCACGAAGTTGACCGTACACAGAGAGCTTCTGAATGCGCTCTGCCTCGGCAGGATGCTTGGCGAGGTGGTACACCAGCTTTTCGCCGATGTCCGAATCCATGATGGCTTCGTACAGCGAACCCCTGACAGGGATCAAACCGTCTTCCACCGCTTCATTGATCACAGCGTCGAAGTCGGGGTAGTTCTTCTGCCCCAGCTCGATCACCGCATCCACTCGCTTCTGAAACTCTTGCTGGGCTTTCGCCTGCTTGGTTTCAGCGTCCTTCTTCGTTGACTTGCTTTCGAACTCTTCCAGCCGCTTGGTGACTTTCTGGTCGGCGCGCCATTCGGCCCGCGCCTCCACAAACTCCTCGTAGCTGTCGTAATCCGTCCGCTTGGGTTCACTTTCCGTCTTGACCTCGGCAGGCTTCGGCTCCTTCAGGGCGGCGATTTCTCGCTGCAACTCCTGATAACGGGCATCTGCCTTGCGTGCTTCCTTTGCCGCTCGCTTCTGAACAATCGCGTCAAGCTCGGCTTGAGTGAAGGTCTTGGGCGTGGCTTCCGAGTTTTCCGTGCTCGTCACGTTGGTTTGCTGATTGGTGTCAGCGGGCAAAGATTGCCCCTCGGCAAGCGCCGATGCGTTTTCTGTTGACATGGTTTTCCTGCTAAGGAGCCCGGTGAACCCACCGGTAGGTTTATCCGCCTGCGGGCGGTGTTTGCTGTGCCTGCTGGGCTGCCAGAGCCTGTTGCTCCATGGCCTGCTGCTGGCTGAATTGCTGCTGTTGCTCGGCGTTGTCCGCATTGCGCAGATCCAAGCCTTGCGAGTGCTCGGTGTTGGCGACCTCGAGCGACTGGGAATGCTCGACTTGCTGCATCTGCATGAGCTTGTCGATGAACTGGTTCTGGCGGTCATTGACCATCTGCGCCTCGTTGAGCGCGTGCTGCATGCCGGCGATCAGCTCTTTGGTCTCGTTGTTCATCTCGGCGACGGTGATGCTCGCCAGGGATTGAATCTTGGTGCGACTGGTCGCTTCGTTCTCGGCATAGATCTTGGCCTGAATCTCGGCGTCCTTGGACTGCTTCTCGGCCTTGAGTTGATCGTTCTCCTGCATCAGTTCCTGAACGATCGACTTGCCCTCTTCCAACTGGCCTTGAAGCTGCTGCATCTGCGCCTGAACCTGCGGCGGGATGGCTTGCTCCTCGTCCTCGTCGGCCTGGGCGGCTTGGGGAGGCAGCATGGCCTTCAGGCGCTTCGCCATGCGGTCAGTGCCCGGGCCGTCCTGGTTCTCCATGAAGATGTCGCCAAGCACCTGGAACGCAGCCGGGAAGCTCTGGAACAGCTGATTCATCATCTCGGCTTGCTCAACGCGCTTGGTGGTGTAGCTCGGGCCAACCGAGGCCACCACGTCATATTTGCCCACGCCGAGGTTGTAAATCTTGCGGATCGAACCGTCAGCCTGCGGAACCTTGCGCATGGCTTCAGGCTGATCCACGTCGAGATAGGCTTTGTCCGCCGATCCATCCTCGCCGATGATCCGAGCAACCTTCGTCTCGTCGTAGACCTTCGGCGCCCACTGAACGAACACGCGGCCACAGTGACGGATCGCTTTGGCGGCGTTGTCGGCAAGGTGGAATGTCGAGACATCGCCCTCCTTCTGACGCGCAAGGATGGCTTTGCCGCTGGTTTCGTTGCCCTTCTGGCCCAGCGAAGCAGCACCGAGGCCGGATGTGTCCTTCAGAGCGTCCTTGGCGAGCGCCAGGCCCTGCATGATCCCTTGCGAGGCCATGGGAGGCTGAGAGCGTTGCGGGGGCGGTGCAGGCTGGCCGTTCACGTCAACCGTGTTGTATTCGAGGTAAGCCGCGTTGTCGGAGTTCGCCGCGGCCCACTGATCCTCAAACCCATCGAACGCACCAGCAGCACCGACGAACGGTGCTTTCGGCTGCAGTGCGGTCGCTTCCACGTAAGTGGAGAACATGTAGCTCACCATCCGCACGGAATCGCGGGAATCGCGCACAAGGCCCTTCATCACTGGGCGACCGTCCTTAATGTACGCCTCGCCCGCCATGCGGAACACCGGAATCCAAGTGATCGGCAGTTCAACGGTCTTGAGAATCTTCCCGGCCACGAGCTTGCGCCACACAACAACGGTGCGCTTGTCTTCGTAGTTGCCCATCACCTCGGGCTTTTCGCCGGTCTTCTCGGCTTCAGCCCAGTACTCATCCTCCGAGACTTCGCCCTTGGAGGTCTTGATGCGGTTCTTGCTCTTCGTCTCGATGTGCAGCCATTCGCACACCTTCACAGTGTCTTCAGTGACCCAGCCGTAATGGTCATCACCATCCCAGCCGATGCCCTCAACGCCTGGGTGCTCGCGTTCGAACACTGCTCGAGGAACGTCCTCATCAATGAAGCAGTAGCGCATCGTCGCGGCCACCGGGTCGAAGGCGAACGGGTCGGGCTTGACTGAGCGCGTGTTGAAGATTGGGCGGATTGCCAGCTCACGCGAGCCGTCGCAATACTCTTCAACCATCCGAAACCAGCCTTCTCCTCCAACGGTTTGGTAGAAGTTGGCCGTCTCGTAAGCAATGTCAGCATCCGAGGATTGCTCGGCATGGCGTGCAAGGCCGTTGAAGATCTTCGCTGTCTCAGGATCGGCAGCATCGTCAACCGGGCGAATCTTCATCGCTGGCCGGTTCTGGCGGAAGTCGTTCGTGACTTGGTGCACACGAGGACCAAGGTCGGAGATGTTCAGACAGGGACGAGCGCCCTTCGGGTCGGCTTCGCGAGCCATGCGCAGACGTTCGGGCCAGATTCCCTCGCCATCGAATATGCGCAGGTCTTCCTCGAACTCTTCGCGGGTCTGGCTCAAGCCTTCAACGGCTTCGGCGTACTGCTCGCGGGCGAGTTGGAGAAGTTTGGTGTCATCCATTGGGTTAGGTCATCCAGCCTGCGCCGTTGCGCGTAGGAATGCGGTTGCGAACGATCACAGGCTTCTCCTTGCGCACCGAGACACGCCGCGCTCCTTCACAGGCATAGCGCAGGGCGTCGATTACATGGTTGTGTTTGTCCTCTAGTAGCGGCATCACTTTGCCGGTCAGAGGGTCGGTCTTGTAGCTGTACAGCGTCAATTCATCGATCAGGTGCTTGCAGCGCGGGTGAACCACGATGTCAAAGCTCTTGAGGAATTCAACACCTTCTTCCAGGCTCTTGGCTCCCTTGATCGCCGCAACGATCTTGGGGAAGCCGTGCTTTTGCATGTGGTTGATCGTCTCTGGCCTGGCCGAGTCGGCAGTGATGATCCACTTCTCCGAGTCGGGCACGGCCATGAACAACTCAGGCGTGTTGACAATCTCGCAACCGACCATGTACGCCTCGTAGTCAACGTACAACTTCCGGCCATCGATGTGACAGCGAATCAAACATGTGGGGTCAACCGAGAAACCCCAGTCAGCGCCAAGCCGGTGGTGCGCGCCAGTCGGGCTATCGAACTCTTCGACTGTCCAATTGCGAAACACTCGCGCTTCGCTGTTGCGCTGGTACTCGCCGAGCCACACGTGCGCATATTTGTCAGGGTCGCGCCGCTGGTCGTACTGCATTTCCTCCAGCAGTTCAGCCGGCGGGAATGGGTTGTCCATGTAGTTCGCACGGACGACAACAGCATGCGGCGGAAGCTCTGAACCACGAAGCAGCACGTCAACGGGATCTGTCTCAAACTGCGGGTTCCAGCCAAACCACAGCTGCGACCCGGGCTTGCGAATGGTCGGACGAAGCAGCGTCAGGCTCTTGTCGCTGGCGTTCTGCGCCTCCTCGAACCACGCCCTATCGAACCCTTCCAGCGACTTGATCGAGTCTGCTGTGTGGTTCTGCATGCCCTCAAAGATCGTCACGCCGCCTTGCTTCGACAGGATGCGACGATCTTGAACCTCGAAGTACGAGCCGGCGTTGAACCGCTCTATCTTGGACTCAAGCAGCTTCTTGACCGAGAACTCCAAGGACTTGAGCGTTTCCCGAAGGCACACACAGTCCAGCTTTTCAGCAATGTTCTCTTCTAGCCACAACTCGCCGAAGAAGTGAGACTTACCCGAGCCGCGACCGCCATACGCACCTTTGTAGCGTGCAGGGGCCAACAGAGGCTCGAAAACCTCTGGCGTCTCGATGGTGAGCTTCACTTGCGGACAATGACCCGCTCGATGACCGAAATGCCGATTGGGTTGTCCGGGTCGCCGGCAATCTGCATTGGCAGCACCTTACCGATCAGCGACAGGAAAGCTGTAGCGGTCTTCGGGTCGTTCGCGCGCTCAACGAGATAGTCAACCCCCCCTGATTGGTCAAGAGCGGCAAGGATCATCTCCTTGAGTTGCGCGTTGTCCTTGTTGGGCACACCTTTCTTTCGCCCAGGCCCCGGCGTTCCTTTGCCGATTCCCGCCGATTGTTTTTCAGGTTTTGCCATAGCTGCCTCTCGGCCCTTGGAAGCGTCCAAGTACGGTTGAAATGAAAAGACCCGCTCAACCTCTCGGCTGGCGGGTCAAAGGCAACTGCTTGCCTGTAATGGGTGCTGGGCACGAGCCCAAAGCATTGAGCTATAGGGTGGTGGCTCGGCCCAGGGCACTGGGTTGGCGAACGAGGTAGGAATCGAACCCACAACCCCCGACTTTGGAGGACGGTGCTCTGCCAGTTGAGCTACTCGAACGCGAAAACGAAAAAGCCGCCTCAATTGGGCGGCTTATGCAAATTTTGGAGGCACCTCTGCCGTCCGAGCGCGATTGTTGCAGAAAAATCGGCAGCGTCAAGCACTTTCGTAAACCTGATTTACATCACGCCTGCATTCATGAGCCGCTGGGTTAGCTGGGTCCTGGCCGCGGCAACCACCGTAGCGCGCTCCAGCGAATCCAGGTTCAGCAACCGAGGATGCCTCCAGACGCTTTGCTCCGTCCACAGGTTGCGGGCCAGTTCATGGATTGCCGCTCTCCATGGGTCTTGCATCTGGTCAACCTGGAAGTCGATTGTCTCCATGGTCGAGCCGTGCAGCTCGTCCTCGATGATCTCGGCGGTGGTGTCGTATCCCCTCCCCGCCTTGGCGTTGCGGAACATCGGGTCTGCGCCGACCACGGGGACTGGTGAGAATCCCTTGCAATGTGCGTGCCACTGGCGAAGGAGGTCATCGAGGATCTGGTGGCTGTCGTTGTGCATCAAATTGGCCTCCGGCAGTATTCGCAGTGGTGGATGTAGGCTTTCAGAGGGGCGCCGCAACCCTCGCAGTCAGCCTTGCGCGCTACGCCCGAGGGGGTGCGCGTCGGTGCTGGGTGGGCTGAGAATTGGCTGCTCATCTGATTCAACGCGCTGTTGTATTGGCTGTTGTACGCATTGGACATCTGGTTCTGGATGCCGCGGTCAACCCAATTGGTGTTCTGCTGCTGGGCTCCATACCCAAACAGACCGCCAAAAAACGCGCCTCCCGCATCGCCGAAGTAGTCGTGCCAACTCACTTTCCCGCCTCCAGCGCAAACACCCCGTCTTCGAGCATCTTCTGCACCATGGCGGCGATGTGATCGATGTGAATCAAGAGCCATCCGTCCGGCTCCACGTTCTCAGCGTATTGAGGCGCCAGCAGGCGCACGCGCTCTTCAATACTCATCGCACGTCCTCCAGCACAGGCGAACCGCCATACAGCCTCCTGGCCTCCGCAATGTCCTTGGCCGGCCCGAGCTCCCTCCAAGAGATAGCGAACCACTCCTTTCTGACGAACTCTCCTGTTCTGCGGTCGATGTCGGTGAAGGTCTGCCCGGTGGGGGTGCGGACAATTTGAAGGGCGATCATGGCGGGCTTCCTTCTCGGGTTCAGACTTCGATGGTGTAGCGCACATCAGCGATGCGGCTGGAGATGGTTTCGATGAGGCCGCGCAGGTTCTTGAGCTTCGTGCGCATTTCGCTGCTTGGGCTGGCAGGCTCGCCGCATGAGTTGCCTTCGATGGCTTTGCCCGCGGTGCTCGGCTGGCAGATCGGTTGGATGCGCTGGATCAGCCACTGCACCGACTGATCGAGTTCGAGGGCGGCTTGCTCCAGTTGGTCGTATTCCACTTCGAGCATTGGCTTGTCCCGAGGTATGGAGCCGAGCATCGCCGCGCCAACAGAGCCGAGGTGGCTGTCTCGCTCTTGCCCGTAGGCGCGTGTCTGCATGATCTTGGCCTGAACAGCACTCTGCATGTCGGCTTGGGAATGTTGGGGCATCTTTTCGTACATGATTTCTCCTGTGGTTGATAAATCTTGGCGCCGGGTTGTCACTCTTTGAGCTTGTCGATGACGCCGAGTAGCGTCTTGTTCGCGGCCAGCAGGGTTTCAATGCTCCCGTTCTGAACGTCTACCAACTCCATCAGCGTTCCAATGAGGCGAGTTACCTCAAGTGGTAGCGTGTCGAACTCCTTCTGTAGGGCGTTCATGTCGGCGATGAAGGAGTCGGCTTTCATGCTTGGCCTTTCTTGAGTTCCTTCAGCTTCCCCACATACAGCGCCCGGATCGCGATCAACTCGTCTCGCTCCCACTTGTGCGGCGCATTGCTGGCTTCCAGCGCCTCTACACGAGCAATGCCAATGCGAACCACCAACCCGATTCGATAGTCAACCGCACGGCCCGCTCCATGCCGGTTGCAGTAGACGAGTTGCCGATGGCAGTTGTCTTCGTTGAATCGGAGGTGGGAGGCGCTTCCTGTTGATCGGTAGTGGCCTGCGTCCCATCCATGGGCATGGAGGCCATCGACGTTCGTTCCTGTGCGGCCGCAGCAGATGCATGTTTGGTCACGATCTCGCTCCCTGATGAATGCGTTGAAAGCCGTCTGGGCTTCTTTGATGAGATCGGGAATGCGCTTCAGCTTGGCCTTCCTCTCCCTGAACTCCGCCCGGTCCTTCTTCTCCCGTGCTGCGGCGATCTTGGCGAGCCTGCTGTCGATCCATGGCTGCATGCAGTCGTCGTGAAGGACTTGCCTTTCCTTGTCCTCGGGCATGCGGGCCTTGCAGAAGCGGCATTTGTTGGGCTTGGTGGAGGTCAGCACGGCGCATCCCCCCACGATTTCGGCACGTGCAGCGTGATCCCGCGCTCTACGGCGTAGGCGTTGAGCCACTCGATGAAGGCCGCGGCCAGCCGGACAGTGAACGTGCGCGACTGCTCGCCTACCGCCACGAAGCCAGCATGGTTCAGCGCCGGCAGCAGTTGCATCTCGCCGAACTTGGCCCACTCGCCGGCCAGTTCCGGCATGTCCTTCGTCTCGTGCTTGAAGGCATCGATCAGAAGGCGCTTCCAGGACTCGGCATCCAACTTCTTGCCGTACAGCTGGTCCTGCTTGGCGATGTCGGAAATGATCGCGTGGAAGTGGGCGTTCTGCCCTTCCCTGCGGGTTTCTTCGCGGACGGTGAGGCGGTAGCGGTGTCCGGCCATGGTGCCGGGCTTGATCGTCTGGGTGTAGATCGACGTGATGGCGGCGTGCGCCTGCTGCGGATTGATGAGGGCTACGCTGGTCATGACTTCCCCCAAGCCCGCTGCCAGTCAAACCACGCATCAGTGAAGGGCGCGTAGCGGCAGTGGTCGCGCCCAAAGCCGTTTTCCCTGGCCCACTTGCCCTGCGATTCAGCGATGCTTGTGGTCACGGTGTTGGCGGCTCGGTAGATCGCAGCGGTTGGCCAGGCGGCCTCGAGCGCTCGCGCATCGCCGCCTCCAGCATCGACGGCAGCTCCGCTAGTTCCGGGCGCTTCGCCAGTTCCTTGGCCCGCGCCCAGCAGTGCTGTTTCCACGACTCCGGGAATTCCTCCATCAGGTGCAGGAGGTGCGTCAGATGTTGGTCGAGATTCATGGCAGTTCATTCCCATGGCCTCCAGCCCTTCATGATGGCGGCGCAAGCAACGGCACCGATGGCGAGCCAGAAGCCCAGCCACGCGATGCCCTCGCCAATTTCCTTTGCGGCTTCGGCGCTCATGCCATCGCTCCCCATGCAGCCTGAAGCTCGGGGCGGGACGCAACAGCGTCAGCCACCATTGCGTCTTGACGCGACGGCACGAGTGGCCGTGTCCGTGGCCGGCCTCTGGGGCGCTTGGGCTGATCTGCCAAGGCTGCCTTCGCGGTCGCTCGCTTGGTGCGGGCTGCATTTTTTTGAGACACAACGCGGCCGGCATCAGTGACCTTGAAGGGGCGGTCTACTGCCTCTATGGCCTTGCGAACACGCAGCGAGTGCATCGCTTCGTGGACTTGCTTCAGCGTCATCCCGGTTGTCTCAACCAGTTGGTTGTATGACAGGGGGCCGCGATCGATCAGCAGCTTCAGGAGGATCATGGAATGGCTCATGGCAAATTCGTCCGCTGCCGATTGGCGAACCGCCACTTGCCCACCGCATTGCGCTCCAGATGGCCGGCATCACCCAGCGCACGCATGTATTTCTGCGCGACCTGCTCAACCACTCCGAAGCGCTCGGCAACGCAGGCCTGCGGCGGAAGCTGGTCGTTCTCTTCGAAGAACTCGTGGCAGTACGCAAGAACCCCCACGATCCTTGCTTGCAAGGCAGCACGCAGATAGCCGCCCTTGCCCGGGATGCCGGTTGCGTGCGCCCGGGGCTTCCTGACCTTCGGCACTTGGACGATCGGAAGCCGGGCGCGATGCTTCGGTGATGGGAGGCCGCGGAGTTGCGCGGCGATGCGGTTTGCCACTTGGCATTCGGCGCTGAATTCGCTCATGCTGCGATCCCCGGCACGTCGCGGCCGACAGCAGCGCCGGCCAGCGTCAGGATGTCCATGGACGGTGCTGGCAGCATGGGCGCCAGTTCCTGCGCGTGCTCGTAGCTCAGCCGACCCTTGCTGACGGCATCGGCCAACACGGCTTCCTGTCCGCTCTTGTCGAACCCGAGGGACGGCGTCCACGACACCGGATGGCCCGCGTCCCGCGCTTCGCCAACGAGGCGGGTGTAGGCCTCCTTGAACGCCATGCGCGCGGCAACGCGGTCGCCTTCGTCCAGCAGCCCGCGCGCCACGCCGAAGGCATTTGCCATCTCGTCGGTCCACACGACCGATTGCGATTCGTCGAATGGCATCTGCGACCACGCTTCTTCGACGCCAGGCCGGCCGTCATCGAGACGGGACACCACGTCCTGGATCGTCAGCACGCCCTTGACCTCGCGGCGGCAGCGCGCCAGCGCCTTGATGACGGCGTCCTCAGGGAAGCGGGAGAGGTCTTGCACGAACACCCGTGCAGCTCCTTCGCTGAAAGTCCGGCCGCACAGTTCGGCAGTCACTGCGACGGCCTGCACGAGTTCAATGCTGGGCATGGGTACGCTCCTGGGCTTGGGCTTCCGCGAGCAATGGCGCGAAAGCGTTGAAATTGGCTTGGGTCTTGTCGGCTTGAATGGCCTGGGTGGCGGTGCCCTGTCGGCCCGTAGCCCACTCGGTGCGCAGCTTCTCGGCGTCCATCACGAGCATCCCGACCGAATGACCGGCGCTCACGTAGCGGTTGTTGTTGCTTCGGACGTAGAAGGCGGCGACGGCCGGGGCCTCTTCCGAGCCGAGCCGAGAAACGAGGTTGGCAAGCTGGCCGTTCACCGTGGCATTGCGCACGGGCTCGACGTGATACCGGACGGAGTAGGCAGTGGAGTAGGCCTTCCACGTCCCCACGGTCGGCGGCGGCTCCTTGTCCTCTTTCGCCTTCTTTGCCTTCACCGGCTTTGCCGTGGCCGGGGCATCCTCCGCAGGAGGTGCTCCGAAAAGGGTTTCTGTTTTTGAATCTGGAATCAGCAACGAGGAATCAGCAACAGGGAATCCGGAATCGGGAATCAGTAACAAGGAATCAGCAGGATTTCCACCGTCTTGCTCCTGTGCCTCTTTGGGCTCTAACGGTGCTTTAACCGTTACGCCACCGTTAATTCCTGGAATCTCCGAGGCTTTCTCGGTGTGATGTGGGTTTTGATGCTTGCTCCAGTTGGCAATCTGGATGTACCGAGCACCGTTGACCTCGTAGCGGACAACGAACTTGGCCTCGTGCAGCGCCTGCAGCATCGCGTCGATGTCGAGGTTGTCGGCAGGGAAGACGTCGATCTTGATCTTCTTCGGGCGGTCCTGAAGGCGCCCCTCCTTGTCGGCCACGGTCCACAAGCCGGCGAACAGAAGGCGCGTGGCGAAGTCGAGCTCCACCAGGTCTTCATTCGTGAAGAAGCCCGGCTTGATATTGCGGGAACGGGCCACTACACAGCCTCCCAAGCCCGAAACCCGTTGTGCACGGCGCCAGTGGTTCGGATGAGCCCCTTGGCCTGCATCTCGTGCAGTCGGCGATCGACCTGAACAATGCTCAGGCCGGTGAAGCGGGAGATGTGCTCGGGAGTGCCAGCGCCTTCGTTGCGGAGCACGGCCAGGATGCGGCCGGCATGGCTCGATGCAAACTGGCTCGCGCGCTCCGCTGCCATGTGGCTCGTTTCGGGGTCGGTTGCTCGAGCGCGCGGCTTGTCGAACATTTCGATGTGCATGTCCATCAGATGCCGCCCTTCTTGAGCGCATGGCGACGATGCGCGTCCGCCTCACCCTGCTCACGACTGGGAATGGAGATTCCGCGGCTGTAGGGGGTTACCAGGCCGTTGGTGCGGTACAGCGTGGGTGGGCGGCAGGGAGGGAGTCCTACTGCGTGCTCGATGCTGGGGAACGGGGCCGGGACTTGGTGCATGAAGTCGGCGGTGGAATCCATGTCGTCGCACATGGCTTGGGTGATGGTGTGGTTCATGCCAAGCCTGCTTTCTTCATGAGCGCCTGGACAGCCGCGAGGGCTTCAGGCAATGCCTGCAAAGCGGCCGAGTTCTCGACATCGGGCTTTTGCAGGAACTTCGCCATCAGGTAATAGATGGGCGTGTAGTCGCGCGTCTTCTCAAGGTAGAGCTCGAATTCATCGACGCCGAACTTGCGTTGCGATTCGTCGCTGAGCTGGTTGCTCAGGTTGCCGGGCGACTCGTTCAGGTCGATGGCACAGGTGGAGAGGCCGCGGCGGTAGATGCCTGCGCCGATGCAGTCCCGCAGGTTGCGGTGACGCTCAACAAGACCCGGTTCGAAGTCAATCGTGAGCTGCTTTTTGGGGGCTGTGAGAGTCACTGATAAATCCTGTTGTCAGTCGTTGTCACTGGGGTGCAAAAGAATGGGCACATGCAAACAGCACATGCCCTCGCTCTAGTCGCCCTCGCCGATCTCATCGTTCGCACTGGTGAGCGACGGGCTGCCTGCCACGTAACAGCCAATCAAGATGAGGATGTAGATGCCAAGGAAGACGTAGGCCATGGCTCAGTCCTTGTCGTCATCAGACGAATCGAGCCAGTGCAGCACCGCAGCTGCGATCAGGATCACCGTGACCACGGCAAGCAGGATCTGGATGGCGAAGAGGAAGGTGTGCATGGCTCAGGCCTCGGCCTTCTGCTTGGCAGAGCGCTTGGGCTTGCTCCACTGGAACTGAGGACAAGCCTTCTCGCGTGGAACGCCTGTGAACTTCTCGAAGTCGTTGGCGCGATCAGCCGGGACAAAGCCCTTACGGCGCCAGTCGTTCACAGATTGCTTGGAGACGCCCAATGCCTTTGACACAGCAACTTGAACGCCACGCTTGGCGAAGAGAATTTCGAGATCAGGGTTCGGCATGTCCTGAGTATGGCTCAACCCAACTACATGAGTCAAGTTCAACCAGACAACCGTTTTGTCATGAAGGAGCGCCTCCTTATGCTCGAAACATGACGAACAGCATCAGTTTCGGTTTCGGAGAGCGCCTCAAGGCCGCCCGCAAAGCCGCGGGGATCACAGGAGCGGAGCTCGGCGAGGGCGCAGGCGAGAATGGACGCAACGCTTCTAAGGCGTCTGTCTCCGACTGGGAGAATGAGCGGCACTATCCAAAGGCCGATCAATTACGAGTCATATGTCTGAAACTGAATATCAGCGCCGACCATTTGGTATTTGGCGATATAAAAGAAGAGTTGCGGCTTATTCAGGCGGAGGCCACGATTGAAATGCTGAGTCCCGAACAGCGGCGCGCGTTGTTGTCAAGGATGATTGGTGGCGCTACTACAAATCCACTAGCGGCGCCCTATCCTGCCCAATCAACAGACGAAAACACTAGGTTAAAAGACGTACCACGGGTAATTCCCCACACTGCTACTTCCTCACATATTGATACTGGGGCTAACAAAAACAAATATGAAACGAAGGCCTGGGTGATTAAGGAAAAGGACAAAACAAGTGGGCAACGTGATACCGATACGCCAGCTCGACCCGAGCGAAAGCGTAAAAAGGGCTCTCAGTGATCTGAATGCACGCAGCAACACCGAGAGATTCAGAGGCTTCATCTTCCTGATGGAAACAGAAGATGGAGAGCAAGTGGTCGGCGCCAGCGGGTTGTTCGCAACCGATCTGGGGCGCGCAGCCAAGGCGGCAAAAGCTGGTTTCGAGTGCCTACTAGGGAACTCGAGATTTATTAGTGAGGTGGATACGAAATTGGAACTACCGCGCAGACTGCGCAAGGAGAAAAAGGATGAAGCAGAAGAGAGCCATCGTGTTGTCGTTCGCAACATGCCTAGGTAGCTTGCTTGGGGGGTGCGCGATGACTCCTGACGAGCAGGACCGCTTCCGCGCGAACTTCATGCAAGGGCTGGCCGCAGGGCAGGCAGCACGCCCCGTCTACCAGGCGCCCGTGTATCAAATGCCCATCCCTCGGCAGACCAACACTACGTGCCGCAGGAACTCATGGGATGGATCAGTAAGTTGTAATTCTTGGTGACCTGAGCCGCCCCGAGCAGCCCGCTATACGCGGGCTTTTTTACGTCCATATGCAGCGAAGTCTGGTTTGTGGTCGCGGCTCATGATTTCGTATTCTAACGTTTTGGTCTGGTTCAACTTGACCACATAGTTGGGTTGAGCCATACTTCATTCACTCGCAACCAACCCGGAGCAGTGAATGCCAACCAAGAAGCCCTCCATCGAAAAGCCGCTGACGCCGCGGCTGCAAAACGAACTGACTGTGTACGCCGGCCTGATCGCTGGCACTGCTGCACAGGTGCTGAACGCCGAGAACGGCGAGGTCTACGCAAAGATCGCGCAGGAAGCCACGCACGCCTATGACGTGTTCCTCAAGGCTCATGGGGTGCAAGCATGAGCACCGCCAAGATCCAAATCCGCAGCCGCTGGAATAGCGACACGATCCTCTTTGAGTGCGATGCGCCCGAGAGCCTCGAATCGGGCCTCTACATGCGTCATGCGCTGGAGAAGGCGACAGAGGCTCGCAAGGACCTGAGCGGCGCCAACCTGAGCGGCGCCAACCTGCGCGGCGCCTACCTGCGCGGCGCCAACCTGAGCGGCGCCTACCTGAGCGGCGCCTACCTGCGCGGCGCCAACCTGAGCGGCGCCAACCTGAGCGACGCCTACCTGCGCGGCGCCAACCTGAGCGGCGCCTACCTGAGCGGCGCCAACCTGAGCGGCGGCCTGAAGCTCGCCGGCACGCGTCCCTACTTCTCCATCGGCCCAATCGGCTCGCGATACGACAACCTGGTTGCGTACATCACCGAGCAGGGGCTTCGCTTGCAGGCTGGGTGCTTCTTCGGTACTCGCGAAGAGTTTGTTGCGAAACTCGATGCCGAGCACGGCGATAACGAACATGGAAAGGAATACCGCGCCGCGCTCGTGATGGTTGACGCGCACGTGTCGATCTGGACGCCTGCGGAAGAGGCTGCTGAGGGAGCGCAATCGTGAGCGCCGCAAAGCACACGCCGGGGCCTTGGAAGGCCGTCTCCGATTTTCGGTGCACCAATGGAGAGGTTGTCCCTGGCGTCGTTAGCGAATCTACCGGCAGCGCGGTCGCATGGGCGGCTGGCCGCGACGAAGCGGAGGCAATCGCCAACGCTCGGAAGCTGGCGGCCACGCTGCAACTGGAGGAAGCGTGCAAGTTCGTGCTTGAACATGGGTTCAGACACAAATGGGACGGCGACGAGCGCGCGTTCAGCATGCTGCGCGCCGCTATCGCCAAAACCACCGGGGGCCAGCCATGACCGCCCCCACAAGAGTTCCCTGCTCCTATCCCGAATGCGGCGGAGGTTGCGCTGGGTGCCAGCCTGAACCTCAGCAAACGCCTCGGCCTTCTTGGGTGGATGGGGGTGGTGACCTGAATAGCACCAAGGGCTCGGCAGACGCCGACCGCTGGAATGCAGTCGTCCTGCTTGCCCACCAACTGGACGATGCAGCGCAACACATCACCGAACGGCAGGCCTACGACTTTGCCACTCAGTTTCGCGTGCTTGCTGGAATCGACGGAGAGCAGGCCGCCGCCACTGCAGCCGCTGCCCTAAATCCTCCCGCCCCCAATCAAGGAGTCGAATCGTGAACATCCTCGAAAAGATTGAAAGAGACCTCTTCCTGCAGGAATGCATCGTCCGCGAGCTTGAAGGCGAAGAAGCGCAACAGGTGGTTGCTGCTTGCCTTGCTGGTGGGCTTACTTTGGAGCAAGTGAAATGATCATGCATACGCCAGCGCCTTGGCGCGTAGATGCGCACATGAACGTGATGCACCGCGATGGGATGGTCGCCTTCCCATGCATTTCTGGAGGCTTCCCGCAAGAAGCGAACGCTCGCCTGATCGCATCGGCTCCTGATCTGCTTGCGGCAGTCGAATCCGAGTACATCTTTCTTGCCGACATTCACAACGAATGGCCGGGGCGTCACTCGGCTGACGGCCAGCAAAAGCTCTGCCGACTGCGTGACCTGATCTGCAAGGCAACTGGCCGTGAAGCGCAAGAAGTGCAGGACGACTACGGCAATCGGAACTTTGCCAAGGCAGGGGGAAAGGCATCGTCATGACCACCACCCGCCACGAACTGAGCCTAGAGCAAGAGGCCATCTATGACGGCCGCTTCCAACCTCGCCTACCGCCTCCGACTCGTGAAGAAATGGCGCAGGCACAGCGGATTCGTGAACTGCTTGGCGATTGCGCTGGGCTTACTTTGGAGCAAGTGAAATGAGCAAGCAAACCATCAAGGGCTTCATTGTCTGGGAAAAGTGGAAGGACGCTCCGAACAGCGAGGCGGTCTTCAGAATCCAGTCTTACAAGCCCTCGGGCACATCCGAATGCTATGACACCGTGCTCGTTCGAGAGCAAGCATTCGAGGTCGATGTGCCGGACACATTCAACCCGGTGCCGGCCCAGGTCGCAGCGCTCGAAGCGACGAAACGGATGCTCCGCCTGAAGCTCGCCCAAGAACTGGCGATGCTCGACGAGCGCATTAGCAAGCTCACGTGCATCGAGCACTCGGCGGTGGAGGTGGGGCTTTGAACACCTTCCCCAACATCGAGCGCCGCGATTCGGCTCCGGCATTTCTCGACCGCACCTTCGACGCCGCAGACGACCAGTACCGCGACGACTACGACGCAGCCCTGCGCCGCCACCGCCGCGAGTTCAACGCCATGGAACTGGGCGACCTGTGCTGCGACAACGCGCTGCTGTCTGCTGTTCGCTCTGGTGATCCTGCGCTGATCGGCAATGTGCTGCTCGGCATGTACGAAACGAAGCTGCGCGAACTGGCGGCTTGGGCTGCGGAGGCGTGATGAGCAAAGAACTTACACCGTGGTTTCCGATGAGCGTGAGCCCAGCGCGAGCAGGTTGCCACCTGATCCGAGGAACCGTTTGGGAATCGCCGCCTTTCCCTTATCACTACTTCAATGGGACCGAATGGGAGTTCGATGCCGATGAAAAACCATTCGCGTCAAGAGGCAACCCCACCGGGCATATCACTTACGCCAGCGCATGGCGCGGCCTCGCAAAGGAACCGAAATGACCGCCCTACGCCAAGCCGCCACCACCTGGTCAATCGGAGTGCTTGCGACCTTCGCAATCCTGATTCTGATGGCTTGCCTTGAACACCAGCACTCTGAAACCGATGCACATCAACGCACGGCAGATGTAGTCAACGACCGTGCCGCTGAATACGCGGCGATGAAGGGACCGTGATGTTTTGCACTGACCGGCAAACCATCGTTGCTCGCAAAGAGCACCAGTGCACATGGTGCGGCCAGCCCATTGCTAAAGGCGAGTCGCACCAGATGTGGAAATCGGTCGATGACGGTTGGTTTACCAATCGAATGCATCCGGAGTGCGTCGATGCCTGCAACGAAGAGTGCCTTGAGTGGCACGACAACGAGTACCAACCCTACGACAACGAACGGCCCGCCGCTCAGTCCGCGGCTATCAATAACCCGAAGGAGTGAGAGATGCTTATCCAGTTTGCAACCTGTGGGCGCCGCGAGGCTCTTGGCTTTCTCCAGAGGGCATGCCCTGCAGGCAAGATCGCCGATACGGCGGAATGCGCCTCCCCGATTTTGGATCTTGTGGAGAAGGACATTCTTCGAGTCCAAGACCCAATGATGCATGGCAGTCGCATCGCGATCATTGCCGGGAAGAAGTACGGCGATGAGCACGACGCATCGGTGAAATCGGCCGTCAAGGTTCTCACCGACCACATCGCTAGCGTCAAAAAGCAGGTGACCGCATGACCCACCCCGAATACAAAGACGGCGCCTATCTGTTCTCCCCAGTGTCAGACAACCGCCCTGCACGCTTCTGGCCGATCTGCGTTGTCCTTGCGCCGATCTTTGCTGCGGCTGTCGTTCACTTTTTCTTCCGAGGCTGACATGACCCGCTACCAAGTCTTCAAGCTGTTTTTCACCATTCGTCGCCATGACCTCGGCGTGATCGGCGCGGCCCGGATGGCTGCCCGTGAGGCAATGCGCGCTCTTCCGTTTTAAGGACCGCCATGCAAAAGATCGCTACCGCCTTCGTGAAGGCCAAGAAAGCATTCAGCCCCGCGCTGAAGGACAAGACCAACCCGGCATTCCGGAGCAAGTACGCCGACCTGGGCGCGTGCATCGAAGCGGTGAACGACGCACTTCTCGAGAACGGGATTGCCGTCTACCAAGAGACGCACGACGACGCTACCGGAGTGACCGTCGAGACCGTGTTCATGCACGAGTCCGGCGAGACGATACGCAGCGGCAAGTTCCATGTGCCCGCGTCCAAGCAAGACCCGCAAGGCTATGGCTCGGCCCTGACGTATGCGCGCCGCTACAGCCTCATGACGGCATGCGGCATCGCACCGGAAGACGACGACGCCAACTCGGCTACCGACGCGAAGCGCAAGCAGGACGCCGCCCCGCCAGCAGTGGATATGAGCCCGAAGGCCATCGCCAAGCGCCTTACGGATGGCGTGAAGGCGGGCGATGCAGAGGGCGTGTGCGACTACCTCATCTCGCTCGACGACAAGCCGCGCGATGCCATCTGGGCACTGCTCGACGACGCCACCCAAGGAAAACTCACCGCCGTATGGCCGAAGGAACCAGCATGACCGGAACCGCCCTGTACCACCTCGCCGGCGAGTACCAGCAACTCGCCGAGCGCCTGTCCAACATGGACTTGGATGCCCAGACCATCGCCGACACAATCGAAGGAACCGGCCTGACCGAAGCCATCACCGACAAGGCCATGGGCGTGGAGATGGTAGCGCGCACGATGGAAATGCACGTTCCCGCTATCGACGCCGAAATCGAGCGCCTGGCCGCGCTCAAGAAGCAACGAGTGGCCGCCGCTGCGGGCCTGCGCGCCTACCTGAAGAAGAACATGCTCGACGCTGGCATCGACAAGATCGAGGGGCCGCTGTTCAAGATCCGCTTGCAGAACAACCCCGCCGCTGTGGACGTTTTCGAGCCCGGTTTGCTGCCTGCAGAGTTCATGACGCAGCCCGCCCCGCCGCCTCCTGCGGCTGACAAGAAGGCCATTGCAGGCGCGCTCAAGGCGGGAATCGACGTACCCGGTGCTCGGCTGGTGCAAGGCCAACGGCTCGTTGTTTCGTGAGGCCCGCCATGACCGAATACCAACTGGCCGCAATGGATCGCGCTGGCGAGCACGGCGAACCCAGCTTCCGCGCTCCCTCTGTTGGGTGCTCTGGGGAGACGACCGGCAAGTCGTTGAATGCACAGATGGCCGACCTTCTGCGCCCGTTTCTGAAGCCGGGCCAGAAGGTGATCTGGCGCGAGCCCTTCCGCTGGTTCGATGACAACGGCGTGATGTCGAACCACTACGACGGCATGAGCGTTGCTAGCTTGGCCGAGGACTTCGGCTACGACTATGACTGGGAACTGGCCTTTGAGCACGCGGCGATTGTGTGGCCCAAGGCTGCCATTGCCACTGGAGAGCCGTCATGAGCAAAGCAATTCAACCTGTCGCGTGGTGGATTCCTGAGGCCGAACAGTTCTGCATGAACACGCCGGAAGGCCGGCCCTTCGCAAAGCACTGGGAGCCGCTCTACGCCACCCCTCTCGCCTCCCATGCAGGAGCCGAGCCACAGTGCATCGTCAGAATGGCTGATGGCGCCCGTGAGCCCGAGTTTGTGTCGTGGAACGCATTTCCGGTTGGGACGCACATGCTCTACGCCACCCCTCCCGCCGCGATACCGGCCGCCCCGAGCACAATTCAACTGCTTGCCATCACCACGGCCTATGAGCAGGGTGTCGGCAAAGGCCATCAAGCGCACCGCGGCGGCGTCGAGATTGCCAACCCCTACACGCCAGAGTGGGGATGCAAAGAGGTGTGGGCGCTCGGGTACGACGAAGGCAAGGAACAAGCGGCCCGCGAACTGGCCGCCGCCCTCACTCATCCCACCACCGTGCAGCAGGCCTGGGCGATCGAAGATGACCCGTACTACAACCTGCTCGGTGTTATTGCCGATGCAAAGTTTGGCAACTTCAACGCGGTGTGCATCGAAACATTGGAGCGCATTGCTGTCCAACTCAAGACCGCGCCCACTGATGCACCAGGGGATGCGGGATGACGGCCTATTACAACGAGTTCGATCCGAAAGCTGCGGCTGTCGTGCGTGAGCTCATCAAGGCTGGGCACATCGCGCCTGGTGTCGTGGACGAAAGGAGCATTGAGGATGTCGTACCAGCTGAACTTGTGGGATACACCCAGTGTCACTTCTTCGCCGGATTCGGCGTCTGGAGCTATGCACTACGTCGAGCCGGATGGCCTGACAACCGCCCTATCTGGACGGCCTCATGCCCTTGCCAGCCTTTCAGCGCGGCAGGCAAAGCAGCTGGGTTTGCTGACGAGCGGCACCTCTGGCCCTCCCTCTACCACCTCATCGATCAGCTCCGACCTGCAGAGATCACTGGAGAGCAGGTTGCGAGCAAAGACGCGGATCCTTGGATCGACCTTGTACAAGCTGACTTGGAAGCCTTGGGTTACGCCTTCGGGGGTGTCCCGTTTCCGTCTGCGGGCGTCGGCGCCCCGCACATCCGCGACAGGATCTACTGGCACGGCCTCAGTCGAACTCGGCGCGTGGCCCACGACAAGGGCCTCAGACGGCGAAAAGAATATGCGCACGCTCGAAGGAGCGATGTCGGAGATCGAACGCAAGGGATCCCCGCAGGACCTATGCATGGCGGCGGTGCTGGCGGGGCCGGCCCGACTAACGGCTTCTGGGCATCTGCTGATTGGCTCGGATGCCTCGATGAAAAGTGGCGGCCAGTTGAGCCCCGCCCACAGCCGTTGGTTGATGGGTCTTCCCGCAGCCTGGGACGAGTGTGCGATTCGCGCCTTGAAGAAATCGAAGGGGAAGTAAATGCGTGGTCAATGGAAAGCCAAGTCAAGCGAGCCGAGGCAATGCGAAACCTGCTCGTGCACCTTGGAGCGCAGACGCAACGATGCTGGGCGGCTGGAAGGCTTCCGGGACTTCATGAGGCGCCGTTTTTGCTCGCTTTCATGCGCCAACTCCAGGAGCAAGGGTGGCGAGTCGCGGAAGGCGTTGCACTACCACGCGAGGAAGCAGCGGACCGAGACCTGCGAGTGCTGTGGAGCGTCGAAGAGATTGCAGGCGCATCATGTGAACGAGGACTGGAAGGACAACCGACCGGAGAACCTTCAGACGCTGTGCGTTTTCTGTCATGCCTTCTGGCACGCCATGCATCGGAGGCTTGGGCTGACGCCTACGCTGCGCATGCCGAAATTGGTTTCCCCCTCGCCACTGGAGCTCAAGCCCGAGTCGCAAGGCTCCGAGGGTTTGGCAATGCAATCAATGCAGAAGCCGCCAAAGCGTTCATCGAAGCAGTGATGGAGGCAACCCCATGACCACCGCCCCGAAGCTGCCCGAGGGCTTGGAGACTATTCGTGCCTTGTGCGCGGGCCGTGTCGAATGGCGAGTTGCCCGCGACGGCGGCGCGTGCTGCATGAGCTTCAATCGCGACGATTCTTGCAACCCCGAGCAAGAAGCAAACGAGTGGTTGGCTCGGCACCTTTGCGATTACCCAGAGCGGTTCATGGGATACAAGGTGCAGCGCGTCGTCGTGCAGTCGCAGCTTCAGGAGGAAGCGCTCGCCTTGATCGTCCGCCTCTCCGACGCTCAAGCCGCTCTCCAGGCGCTAGCGGCAGAGAAGGAGGCGGAGATTGCAGCGCTGAAGCTGCAGATCGAAACGGGGCCGCTGTACAGCACGCGGCTGAAGGCGAAGCGGTACGAGCTACTGCGCCGCGGCCAGCAATGGAGCGTGATCAACGGAATCGGCGACACGCTGCGGGCTGACGAGCTCGACGCCGCAATTGATTCAGCCCTACTGGCAGAGAAGGAGACAAAGTGATCCAGACCGACGACAGCCACATCAAGTGGGAAGGCCGCCAATATTTCGAGGCCCGTGAATTGGGGTTCAGCTTGGATGGCGGCTGCATCGTCTCCCTGTTCACGACCGAACCAGCCGAGCATCGCGGAGGCTACTTCACGGCCATTCCAATCAGTCCGCCCGCCTATCGTGAGAAGCATCCGACAAAAGCCGCTGTCTATGACAACGGGAACGAATTGGTTGTCTATTGCGACTGGGGGCGCAGTCACAGGATCGGAGCCTCCCGCAAGGTCATCGAGCGGCTGCTGGTCGATGCCGCCGACAACAAGATCCCGCAACTTCAAGGGCCGCGCTCATGAACAAACTGCCCCCTGATCTTGAGGCGCTTATGCCGGAGCCCGTGAAGCTCGTCACGGCTTGCGAGGATTGTTGTGGGACCGGCCACACCGGCGAATCTCAGTATATGGGCGAGTTCCAGCCACCCGAGTATGAACGCTGCGGCTCGTGCGACGGATCGGGGAAATGGATCGTCGATCACCACTCCCCCACCCAGATGCGCGAGGCCATCCTTGCTGCGACGGAGAGAGCGGCGAAGGTGTGCGACGAAATGGCGGACCGGCTTTCCATGCAATGGCGCCAGGAGCACAAGACCAGCGCGCACCTCGAAGGTCAGTCCGATGGCGCATTCGACTGTGCCACCGCTATCAGGGGTGCTGCCGCCTCTACCGGGCGGGGAGAGGGGGGAGAGGGAGTATGAGCGCGAACGAAGCAAACTATCGCTGGGTGAAGCTGCGCAAGCACTGCGCCGACACGGGGGACACCCCGGATGCCGTGCACGCCAGGCGCCGGAAACGGGTCTGGACGGACGGAGTACAGTGCCGCCTCGGGCCGGACGGCAATCTCTACATCAACCCCGAGGAGTACAACAAATGGGTGGAAAACCAGCCATCGACTGCCCGCGCGGCGTGAGCGTCCGCGAGTTCAAGCACGAAGAGCGGATCCAGATCGCATTCAGCTACCGGAACACCGAGTGTCGGGAGCTGCTGCCGCCTCAGAAGGTCACCAAAAGCGCGCTCCAGTATGCCTCGGGCCTGCGGCTGGAAATCCAGCGGAAGATCAAGGACGGCGTTTTTGTGTACGTCGAGTACTTCCCGGAGAGTGCCAGGGCCAAGCAGTTCGGCAACTCCCGGCATGTGCTCATCGGGAAACTTCTCGAGAAGCAGCTGGAAACCTATGAGCGCCAGGTGGAGAGCAACAGCCTGTCGCCCAGCACCATGGACGGCTACCGCAAGGCCATCAACAGCGAGCGCATGCAGTTCTGGGCCAAGAAGACTTTGGCCGAGGCCACGCCGAGCGCCCTGCGCGCCTGGATCGGCGACATGAAGGTGACGGCCAAGTTCGCCCGGAACCTCCTGACGCCCCTGCGCAGCGTTTTCGAGGACGCGCTGAACGATGACCTGATCGCGTTCGACCCATTCGAGCGGATCGCCCTGACCAAGCTGCTCAAGCAGACGGCCACGGCCAGCGAATACGCGGTGGACCCGTTCACCGCCGACGAGCGCGCGACAATCATAGGCGCGGCCCGGGCGGACGAATGGCCGATGATCCAGTTCTGGTTCAATGCCGGCCTGCGGCCCGGCGAGATGATCGCCCTGAAGTGGCCCAAGGTGAACCACAAGGCCGCCGTGGTGCGCATCGATCTGAATCAGGTGTCCGGCGTCGAGAAGGGGCCGAAGACCGCGGCCGGGATCCGGGATGTGGACCTGAATGCAGATGCAACGGCCGCCCTGAAGGCGCAGGAGGCCGTCAGCCGGGCCAAGGGCGAGCATGTGTGGCTCAATCCTGCCAGCGGCGAACCATGGACCACGGACGCCCAGATCCGCAAAACCCTGTGGGTGCCCCTGCTCAAGCGGTCAGGCGTGCGCTACCGGAACCCCTATCAGGCCCGGCACACCTACGCCAGCGCCGCCTTGACCGATGGCGCAAACCCGTGGTATCTGGCTGAGCAGCTTGGGCACGAGGACGCCACGATGGTCTTCACGATCTACGGCAAGTTCATCGGCGAGGACTACAAGAAGCCCAAGGCCAAGCTCAAGGCGGTAGGCTGATGGCCGCGTGCGAATTTCCCCCGTCCTGCGTGCGAATTACGTGCGAACCGAACGCCATGGCTAGACGGTTTCAGGCGGTTTCAACCGGCCCGCCACCTCGTGTTTTCATTGGCGTTGGTTGTCTTAGATGGTGGAGCTGGGGGGATTTGAACCCGAGCGCCACCCAGTGCTGGCGCGGCATCCGGCCGCTACGTGCGAAATACGTGCGAATTTGCCTGAGGCCCACCCTCCCCCTGGCGCGGGCTGCGC